GGAACTGTACTAAGAACGCTTGGATAGTAATAGCTGGAATATCCGGTGAATCGTCGAGAAGTTTGTCGTACTCTTCCCTCGATTTCATAATAAATTCAAGCACACTACCCCTGTGTCTAACCTCAAGTGAAAGTTCCATGTCTATACTTCTATAGAATTTAGACCATTGTACACATTGGGCTGAGTGCGCCTCTGAGAGACTTAAACTTTGACTAAATTTACTAATAGAGGTGAGTATCCCACCGAGTACATTGAGAAATGCAAAAAAGTATTGGACTATCATAATTTTATTTTTGGTATCATTGGAAACATCGGCATTCCCACTCGGATTTAACACTGCAAAACCACCAACACCTGTTATACTCGCTATAATTATACTCGGGTAGGCTAACCAGTCGTTTTGTTTCTTATAGAATAGGCGTGCGTGATTATGCAGCCAGCGATACCCAGCCGCCTTTTCCGCCCATTTTATAAGCAACTTTTCTTGTTTTTCACACCATTCACCCTGTTCGTCTTGTTTAACACTCATGGTCTATTTTACACGGAGACTTTATTCGCACTGTCCCTGGCTAATTTGTCAACTTCCTCATTTTTAGGGTTTCCATTGTGGGCTTTTACCCATTTCCATTCAACAAGTCCCAATTTATTACGCGCTTCATCAATAGCCATCCATAACTCTTTATTTTTAACTGGTGTACCCGTAGAAGTCCTCCACCCATTCTTTTTCCAGTTTATGATCCATACATTTATTCCATTCTTCACATAATTACTATCTGTAAATATGCGGACTTCTTGGATATCTCTCTTTGAGCATTCCTCCAGGGCTTTGAGGATTGCGGTCATCTCCATCTGGTTATTTGTGGTATTAGGTTGTCCAGCAGAGAGTTTAAAGTTATCACTAACCACACCCCAGCCACCACGTCCAGGATTTCCGAGACAACTTCCATCAGTGTAAATCTCATACATATCTATATAGAGTACCGTGTTTTTATATTATTTTCTCAGAAGAATGTATATATATATACCAATGATATTGAGATTGATAGGAAGTATATTAGCAGGATGGATGTGCGTTATCACATGTCTAGCCGCGTCTGTCTACGCGAGTTTCAACATGAATGTATATAAGATTATCACCGGAATTTTACGGACACTTTTATCACCTTTAGGTATTCCTGTACCCCGATCGAGAGCACTCGAGACGATTTTACGGTGAGAATATTTTTCTTTGTAAAAAGCAAGAGCCTCCGTCATGGGTCAGATGATCACATGCATGCTCATGCCTGTTTGTACGATGAGTTGTATGTCGTCGTCATCCTGTGCCTCAATATCATATGGAGCCTATAGATTCAATCCTATCGCATTTTTTAAGTGGTTATTTAAACAGGCAATCAAGGGTTTATTGAAAGCGGTCAAAGATATTGCAAAGTTCGCCAAGAATATTGGTAACAAAATAAAAGAAATCGTCAAGGGGGTTATAAAGAAGATTGCTAATTTTGTAAAGCAGGCGATCAGAAAAGTTGCGAGCACTGGTAAGAAGGTGGTTAAGGATGTCGCTGGTGCGGGTAAAAAGGTTGTCAAGCAGGTTGCTGGTGCGGGTAAGAAGGTTGTCAAGGATGTAGCTAAGTTTGGTAAAAGTGCCGTTAAAAAAGTTGCTGGTGCTGGTAAGCAAATTGTGAATAAAGTTGCTGGTGCTGGTCGGAAAATTGGCAATGATGTGGCAGGTGCCGGTAAGAAGGCTGTAAATGAGGTGGCGGGTGCCGGTAAGAAGGTGGTGAAGGAAATTGGAAAACAAATCTCAAAGTTCTAATCATTTTTTTTTGCTACCCTATTATAGATAGGTATGTCAAGTTTTGTTGTCAAACTTGCTGTTGTGATGGCACAGTCATCGTCACTGGCTGCATCAGGGTATGTCACATATACACAATTTAAACCAGCCCAATGGGTCAAATGGTTTTTCACAAAATTCTTACCCAGAAAGCTTGAACAACTTTTTAATTTATTTATAAAATTGATTTTCGACGCCCTCAAGGCTATAAAGAAGGCGCTATTGAAAATTCTCACTACGATTTGGAATGCTATCAAAGCTGGTTTTAAATTGATAAAGAATCAGATTGAGGGTATAGCGAAGAAAATAGCTAAAGGTTTCATGATGGTGATCAAAAAAATTGAGAAAGCTTTTACGGATATGTTCAATAAAATTAAGAGAGCTTTTACGAAAATTATAAGCACCATATCGAACGGTGTCAAGAAAATACCCAAACAAATAACGAACGCAGGTAAGAAAGTTATCGGGCAGGTTAGTGGTGCCGGTAAAAAGGTTATAAAATCCATAGGTAACTCAGGTAAAAAGATTGTTAATAAGATCGCGGGGTCGGGTAAAAGAGCTATACAACAGATTGATAGTGGGTTTAAAAATATGGGGAAGGCTGCAGGTAAAGCTATCAGGAAGGCTCCAGCAGAAGGAGCTAAACAAGCTCGACGACAATTCGCTAGATTGTTTAGAATGAGATGATAGTCATATTTTTATATTTTGTAATAATAAAACAACAATATGCTTTACGATATTGTTGTTTTATTAGGGATGTCTGTATCCCTCGCTGCATCAGGGTATACAGCGTACCAGAAATTCCAACCATTGAGATGGATTGAGAATTGGCTAAAAACCTTACCCGGGAAAATGAAGAGACTTTTCATGTGGCTATTTAAAGAAATTTTCCAGGGACTCAAGAAGTTGTGGAAGATGATCAAGGGAGTTGGGGGTAAGATCAAGAAAGTGGGTGAAGATATTATACGAAAACTGAAAGCGGGTTTCTTGATGGTGATCAGAAAAATTGAAAAAGGGGTCAAGGGGGCTATAAAATCGATTAAAAAGGGTGGTCAAAAGGTCATAAGAGACATAGACCGTGGTGGGAAAAAGGTCATTAGGAAGATTGGTGGGGCTGTAAATGGGGCTGTTAAAAAAGTTGCTGGCGCGGGTAAGCAGGTTATCAATAGCATCACCAATGGAGGAAAAGCTATGATTAGGGATATTGGGCGAGCCGGTGAAAAGATTTTCAATGATATTAAACGTAAAGTAAACGAAGCGATCCGTGCTGTTGGGAGATTCGCCACAGACGCTATAAACAAGGTGAGGGAACTTTTCAATAAAGCATTCGAAGCAATCAAAAAGGCAGCCTATGCTGTGAGAGATGCAGCTCTCGCAGCGGCGAGGTGGGCAAGGGAACAGGCTCTCGCAGCGGCGAGGGCTGCAAGGGCGGCGGCAGAGGCTGCGGCGAGGGCTGCAAGGGAGGCGGCAGAGGCTGCGGCGAGGGCTGCAAGGGAGGCGGCAGAGGCTGTGGCGAGGAGGGCACGGGAGGCTGCGAATGCTGTAGGGTCGGGTGTGAGATCGGTGGGGAACTTCTTTTGTTTCTCTAGAAATACACCAATTAAACTTCTTGATGGAAGGGTGATTCTCATGAAGGATATTAAAATAGGGGATGTGCTTATAAATGGAGTCACGGTTCAAGCAACTATGCAAATACAAAGTAGTCAAGATGATCCATTTTATAAAATATATAGTGAAGAAATTAAAGACTATATCTACGTAACAGGTTCTCATCACATACAAAATGGAGATAAATATGTACTTGTCCGTGATTTTGATAAATCTGAAAAACTGGATACAGTTGATGATGAATTATGTTGTCTCGTGACAAGTGATCACACAATCCCAATTGGGGAGTTTACGTTTTGGGATTGGGAAGATAATCTTTTATAAAAAATGTAAGTAAAACTAGAATATATTTGTTCGAAAATCACCACCGATCATTAACCGGTTTTTTTCAATCAAAATATAATATGATCTTACCGTCATATTCACTCACTGTATCAAGTATAAATTCTAAGCGTCGAAACTTTCTTATCCAATTATTAGCGGTGTAATTATGTGTGATGTCTCTATTTGATCTCGATTGATTTGTTTGTTCTATATTTTTACCATCTTTATACATGATCGTCTCATCAATTCCTACATCATAAATTTTCTTTGTTTTGAATATCACTTCGATAACTTCATTTCGTCTATTTCGTTGTACTTTATACACGTGACACTCGATCTTACTTTTATGTTTATTTATGGTATAAAATTTAATAATACCATCTTCCAAATCCCATCCCACGCCATAATATTTATAACCAGGTGCACAAATTGAATCATCTAAATTGATATCCTGCAATAATTGCTCTATGTGGACACGAATATCTTGTTCAACCGATCCAATATTAAACCTTGATAAATTTACTTTACCTGAACCCTTTTCAATCGAAATACCGAAACTATATGGAGAAATGTGATGGGTATGTTTAAACTCCTTTTCGGGGTCATAATTATTCATTATCATGGAGATATACTTTTGCTCGTCCATAGAAATTTTGTTATGAAAAGGATACACTTGATTATTATAAATTGTGTATGCATTTAACAACCAATTTTCACTTATCGACCGTGATTGATGCCGCCGTTTTGATAATAGAAGAAACAAACAGGCCAGAATTATTAAAAGTGATATATACATTCTATATATATAGCGTCATAAAAAATATTATTAAATATCTATCTATCTCAGATGATGTGGTTACTGTTACTCTCGTTACTTTGTATTTATTTGATACGGTGTCATATATGGGGTCGGTATTATAACCATCAAACCGTTACAAATACGTACAATGTGGAGTATTCTGAACTATATGACACTGTATGGTACGATGAGGATAGATATAAAGCCGAGGTTGAGTATATTTCACAAAATATGGACGGTAAAGAACCCATTTCTATTTTAGATCTTGGGTGTGGTACAGGGAATCATATTGAGATGTGGAAAAAATTATGGCCTGATTCAGATGTCACGGGACTTGATCTTTCACACGGTCAACTATCTAAAGCGCGTATGAAACATCCATTGGTAAACTTCGTGCAAGGGAGTTATCTAGATCGTAATGTATTGGGAAATAATAAATTTGATATGATCGCTTGTATGTATGGTGCGGGGCAGTATACGGATGAAACCCACATTCTTATTCAAAATGTATATGAATGGCTCAAACCTGGTGGAGTATTCATATTTCATGGTATAGACTCCACTCGACTTTGTGATGGGTGTGAGCAAACTGCATCAAATACATCATTACCCATAAGATCGGATGCCAAGGGTCACTGTAATGTATTATATCCCACTTTAATATACAGTTCTTGGTGGTCTACAAGCAATTTTTCTAATTGGGTAAGATACAATGAGACATTTTATAAAATTCATGGAAATGAGTGGCCTTTAGATTGGGATGTGAGTAAAAAAACGAACGAGAATGTTCCATTGGGTATAACAAAATCTGGTAATTTGATAAGAAATGGACATAGTTTATATTTATTACCACCTTCGCGTATTATGGAAATTGGCCGTAACATAGGTTTCACTAACGTGTATAAAAATCCAACCAAGGGTATTGTGGGTATACATGATCAAGGAAGTGAAGAGTACTTCATTTTCTTTGAAAAATAATTATTTAGTTTTGGGATCTACTTTGACGTATTCCGAAGCCTGTTTGGGTGTCTTACATATAGTATCCCCACAATGATCCCGATTCTGATAAATCGAATTAATAGATGTTGAAATTTCGTTACAAGACTTCAAATTCCAACGTCCTAACATCTTTTTCTCGGTTTTAAACATAATATCCATTATCTTCTTGAACATTGTCATTTAAAAATATACGACTCTCTTTTTTAAATGGGAATTAGAATTTAGAAGAGTTCATCTTCAACTTCGATTTTAAGTTTACAATCATCTTTCGGGTAAGCCACACATAACATCACATAGTTCGCTTCCACCTGTTCCTCACTAAGGAAAGATTGATCACTTTGATCAATATCACCCCACACCAATCTCGCTGCACAAGTAGAACACGTACCCGCACGACAAGAATAGGGGAGGTCGAGACCCTCCACTTCAGCTGCATCTAGGATATAGGTATCATCATCACACTCGAATGTTTCATCACCTTCGGGTGTAATGAGTATAATTTTATAATTTGCACGTACGGCTACACGAGACTTTTTTTTGTGAAAACGAGATCGTGGTACAATGGGGGACATAATTTGACAAGTGGCAAGGGTAGACATACTAGTTGAGTATGCCTCGTCGTTTTTAAATAGCATTATTTGTGCATTTTAAAAATGATTTATGATTTAATTTATTACTGTACCGAAACCAACAAATTAGTTGGAGAAGGCGAGGCCTCCCATGCCAGATTGGATGCGGAGGACGTTGTAGTTGGTGGCGAACATGTGCATGGCAGTCGCGGTACCGGCACCCATCTTGACGGCAACCTGCGCGTTATCGATGCGCGAGAAGTTGCAGGTACCGGTGGGCTGATGCTCTTCGGGCTTGAGCGCGAAAGAGTACGAGTACACACCGGGGTAGGGGCAGCCACTGTGGTGGTTGTACGCCTGGACCTGGTTGAAGTACTTAGCCTTCTGCTCCTTGAAGCGGTCTTGGCCGTTGAGGACAAGTTTGAAGGTGTCGAGCTGACCCGCCGCCTCTTCAGTGAAGGCGGAGGAACCACCACCGGTACCAACTTGCACCATAGGGACACCCGCGGATGAGGTGGAGACGAACGCGTTGGAAGCCGCGATCGCGCTCTGGTCGGACTCGAGGACAATCTCGGCGGCGAGGTTCTTCGCGGTGAAGTTCCACAGGGAAGACTTCGCGGCGGTGTTGGAGAAGCACCACACCAGTTCCTTAACGGGGTGGTTGTACGACAGACGGACCTGCTTGGTGGCAGACGCATCAACAGTGTCGGTACCAGTGTGCTGGCACTGCTCGATCAGGTATTCGTGACCCTTCTGGGCGAAGCGGCGACGCTCCTCGGTGTCCAGGTAGATGTAGTTGGCCCACACGCGGAAGACGGACTTGTTAAGGAAGGTCTCCATGTCGGCAGCCAGATCGAAATCGATGCGGACTTCGTGGTATTGCAGGGCAATGAGAGGCAAGTACAAACCGGGGTTCCTGTTGAAGAAGAAGACGAGGGGGAGGTACACCGCACCAGTGCCGGCACCGGTATCCGCGGCAGTGGTCATCTTACCCCAAGTGGCCTTCTTGGCCTCATCGAGGTAGAGTTCCGAGTACAAACGCCACCATTTCTGGTAGTGTTTGTCGATGCGCTGACCACCGATGGAAAGCTCGACGGAAGAGACCGCACGCTCCGCGACCCAGTTGCAGTCACCCGCGGTGACAGTCTTGGTAGCCGCGATAGCCGACTCGAGTTCGATGTACATGTCACCGACGAGATCACCGTTACGGGCGACAGTCACGGACACGCGACCGGAGTTGGCGGCAGTACCGTTGACGGTCTGCTCGATGTTCTCCATCGCGAAGTTAGTGTGGCGCTTGTATTTGGCCTGGTAGAAGGTAACTTCGGGGTTACCGGTAAGGTAGACGTCTTGAGCGCCGTAAGCTACGAGTTGCATGAGACCACCGGCCATTTTGAGAGTTGTTGTACTATAGGCAGAGAAATTAATTCTGGTCAAACGCGCATATTCCGTTTTGAATTTTTCTTGGTCTAAATTAAATGTCCGCTTCTAATCATCCTGAAGAAATCGAGGAGGGTGAAATTATCACAGACGACGAAATGACTGAAGAAGAGGAAGAAATG